AATAAGGCGGTTTTTCGGTTATGCTCCGGTTCAAGCTCGGTGCGGCCATCATGCTGACCTCTTTTGAGAGCTCGTCATATAAGGCTTTCCAAGCGTCAAACCGCCCACGCAGCTGCAGCGAAAGGGGGCCGACTGTTGTGTTGACCTCGTATGCGAAGCGATGAAGGATGCTGCCGAGCAGCTCCAGCTTCGCTTTTTTCCATTTGCCCGGATACCTGCCGATGATGGCGTTGTATTCCTCGTCCGTCAGGGCGCAGGTTTCGGCGCCGCCTTCGACCATGGTGTCTCCAAGCTCAAAGCGCATACGGTCCTTGCCGTTCTCGTTGATTTTGGCCGGGTCATACGTGTATGTCTTCGCCATTACGCATCACCTTGGCCTTCATCCTCCTCTGTGCCGCCTTCCACTTCGGATTGTATTTCCTTGATCCGTTCTGCGATCGCTGTCTTGACCGTTTTTCTCTGGTCCAGCGCGTCAATCAAAATCAGGGCTTCCTCCGTATCAATTTCGCCTACGGCCTTGGCCGCTTCCTCCGCGTTGAGCTGCATGGTCGCTACCGCCTTTACGATGTCGTCAGGCGTCGCTACGAGCTCAAGAACGCCTCCTTTTGCGGTAATGGGTATAACGATACCCTCCGGCTCATTTTCGCTAATCTGGGGCGGTTCTGTGGCTTTGGCGGCCTTTTTTTCGAGTGCCTCTATTTTTACCTTGAGGAATTTGTTTTCTTCCTGCAGTGATTGTGTTTCCACTGCCGGGGCTATGAAGCCCTGCTTGATTAAGGCTCTCTCGCGGCTCGGAAGAACGGCTTCGGAGGGGATAGCGGCGCCTACCTGATAGGCGACGCCTCCAAACGTACATGGTTTAATGCATGTGTAACCGTTCATCGTGCGCTCCTCCTTCCGCTTATACGCACTGGTCGAAGTAAATCGCCAAGTCGTCAGAGGTCTTCTTCATGTCGGTTGCCATGAGGCCCTCGATGAATTCAGAGTGCGTGCCTTTTTCGCCTTCGAATTGATCCATCGCGGTGTACTGGCCGTTGCCGAGCATATCCCATGTGAAGATGTAGCCTGCGCTGGGTTCGTCGATGGACGGGCTGTTGGTAGCATAGCAGAGGAGTGCTCCGTCGGTTGCACATACAAACTGCATGTTCTCCTGACCGATTCCGCCTGCGTTGTAGGTGCTCTCAAGCACTTTTACCTGCTCGATCTGCAGGATGGCTGCGAGGGCCTGTGTGGTTACGACAGCGGGGTTCGCGGTGCTGCCGGTGTACTTCACACGCTCTACGATGTCCGGGTGGTTCTTCAGAGCGTTGAATGCATCGACGCCCAGAGCCAGTCTGTTGGGCTTTCTGCGTCCGCTCTGCTTGATGTCCTTCATGCGGGCATCGAAGAAGTTCACGGGGTCGAAGTTGGCATCATTGAACCTCAAAAACTGGTTAGGTCCGGGGTTCGCGGGTACGCCTGTCCAGACGTTCTGCCATGCAGCTGCATTGAAGAAGTTCTGGGCGAAGAGGATATCGAGGTGGAGCTTCAGCTGCTCGGTGGCAAATCTTACTTTTGCCCTTCTGGGGTCTGCGACTCCGGGAGCTCTGCTCCTCTGGTAGTTCAGTGCGTCGATCTGGTCTACGCCTACGATGACCTGATCCACTTCACATTTGTAGGTGTTGTCGGTCTGTCCCATCAGTGCGGGCTGAACCTTACCGAACGCAGGCTTGCGCGCTACGTTGTCACGGGCGAGGTCGGCTTTGCTGAAGGTGTAGTAATAGCTGGAGCTAAGGCTTACCGGGCAAATCGGGAAAATAGAAGGGGCGACAAAGTCTCCGTCCTCCTGAAAGAAAGCCATGCTCATATTGGTCAGGTAGTTGTTAGGCTGCCAGCCCTTTGCGATTTCTACCTGAATGTTGGAAATGCTTGTTCCTTTTCCGCTCATTGTGTTTTATCTCCTTTCCCTTATACGTTTTTCCACTTGAGGTCTGCAGCTACGTAGGTCAGCGTCTCGTTGTCAGCCGGGCCTGCAATCGCTACATCGGCCAGATCGCCAAGCTCAAGCGCCTTGTTGACGTAGCTTGTGGTTGCCAGATCGTAGACGATGGCGTCTCCGTCTGCCAAGTTCGCGACGTTGACATCTGCGAGGTCAGCAAACTCGAGAGCCTTGTTGATGTACTTCTGGGCGCCTGCATCGTAAACGATGGAGTCCCCATCGGCCAAGTTTGCGATTGCCACGTCGGTAAGCCCTGCCAATGTCAGCGGAGCTACGACGCCGCCAGCCTTATAGCCGGACTTTGTGATCTGGACCTTAATTACTGCGCCCGGTCCTCCGGCTGCTTCCAGCGCGTATCCAACGATGAAAGCATTGGCTACTGCTGTGATGGCCTGACCTGCATTGTTGGATGCTACCTCGGCGCCTGCTGCTACTGCAGCTCCGGTTATCCAGAGGCCGATCTCCTTGATCTGGACGGTGACGTCGTCTCCCGCGTTTACAACGTCAGGAGTCGACGGAATGAAAATGCCGATTGCGGGTTCTCCTGCGCCTGCAGGTACAAGGTTCCCGTTGACGTCGAATACCGCAGCATGGCAAGCTGCGTTAACCATCGGGATACCGGCTTTCCCGACGATGGTCGGGCTGTCATTGATTCCTGTGCTAATAAACATTGACTTTTCCTCCTTATCTCTGTTTCTCGTATTCAGCTACGAGTTCAGGGTGCTGTTCGCATGCCTTGTCGATTGCTTGGGTGCGGGTGAGGTTCGGCATGGACTTCTGGATTTCATCGGCATGCTTTTCGATGGCTGTCCATGCGTCGGTTGTGCCGGAGCCCTTCTTGCCGACTTCGCTGAAGATGCCGCTCTTTTCGAACGCCTCCACGCTGGCGTCAAGTACAGCGATCATCTGGTCGTAGGCATTGCCTCCGGCAGCCTTCAGGCTCTTGAAGAGGGGCACCAGATCCTCGGGCTTCTTGCCGATGATCTCATACTTCTTCGCGATCTCTGTCAGCTCGCGGTCTTCCAGCTTCTCAGCGGTTTTACGCAGGCTCTCCAGCTCCGCTTTGATTGCGGGGTGAAGTCCTTTGTAGATGTCCTCCGGCTCGTTGTTATTGGCCGCAGGTTCTGTGGCTGCTCCTTTTGCGACGGGGTCGGTTCCGGTAGCAGCGGGTGGGGTAGTGTCTTCCTGAATTCCGGCCTTCTTCTCGATTGCTTCGAGTGCGGCCAGTTCTTCAGGTGTGAGTTTGGATTTGTCAATTTTCATGTCCTGTGGTTCTCCTTTCGATTTTTTGGTTTTTGGGTCCTTGCATCCGTCTTGAACGGACGTGTCCTCCGGATCGGTTTCCGGGGTCTTTTCCGCCTTGGCGATGATAGCCTCCAGCTTTTCCTTGGCTGCCTTGGCTACCTCAAGCCTTGCGGGTGTGATGGGCTGCTCGTTCTTGACGTTCTTGTTTGCGGTTTTTCCTGACGACCACGCCGGGATCATGTCGGCCATTGCGGTGTCGAATTGCGTTAGGCTTTCCTTCATCGCGTCGGCCTTGGACTCCCACGGCAGTTCGTCGTCCATAATAACGGAGCAGAGGCTTTCTTCGAGGGCGTAGCAAATGTCCCAGATTTCGCTGGTTATTCTGCGCCGCGCAGCTTCCTGCATTTTATCGTTGAAAGATTCAGCTTCTCTGCCCTTTGCCAATGCTCCCAGCGTTTCATCGATTTCCTTTTCGTCATCGATTCCGAGTGCTTTGGCTACCGCCGTCAGAACACGCTTGAAGGCGTTCTCTGGTTTTGCTCCCGGCGTGTCGGGAGCTTTACCGGCGCCTGCTGCGGGTGCACCTTCCTTGTTCTTGTAGAGCAGGATGTTTGCTCCCGGGTTGGCTCCGGCGTCTACAAAGTCCACCTTCGTGACCTTCAGGTCCTTTAGTTTTGCTGGCATATCGTGCGTTTCCTCCTTTCCGCGTTATTAATAAAACAAGCGCCGCCTTGTGAGCGCCGCTTGAGTTATCCTGATTATTGAATTGGTGTTCATTCCGGGACCTCCTCTCGGATGGCCTCGCCCTCGATGGAAAACATCGTATAGGTGCCGTCCTTGACCTTGTCCCAGACGTCTGGGTCGGTTACCTTGAAGC